GGCACAACCGACGTTGATAATGAATTGGTTGAAGACAGCCCGTTGGCCATTGAAGCCTTGCTGAAGAGTTTGTTTGCTATCGCTATCGGCGCCAAAACTGAACGTAATGTTTTGCGCGGTAGTGGTGCTGGTGAACCTCTGGGCATTCTGACTTCGAGCGCTGGCATTGGTATCACGCCTGCTACCGACAACGCTTTCAAGTGGGCAGACGTCTCCACGATGTATGCTCGCTTCAAGGCTGCTGGTGGTACTCCGGTGTGGATTATCCATCCGAGCGTCTGGCCTGACATTTTGACGATGGAAATCGGTACTGCTGGCGCGAATGCCTGGACTGCGAACATGGGCGCTGGTGTTGCTCAGAACCTCAATGGTTACCCCATTTTGACTTCAGAGCACATGCCTCAAGCTAACAACAGCGGCAACGTTCTGTTGGCTGACTTGACTGCCTACTTGCTGTTCAAGAAACCTGGCCTGTCGATCGACTTCAGCGAACACGCCGCCTTCCGCAGCGATCAGGGTGTCTGGCGCTTTACCCAACGCATGGATGGTATGCCTTGGAACCGCGCTCCGATCACCTTGGCTGATCCGCAGGGCAGCTACACCGTTTCACCATTCGTTTTCCACAATGACTGATCCATTTGTAGCATAACGACTAACCTTCAGCGCGACGCTGAGTAAATGGGGGCGTAAAAAGCCCCCTATTCAAAAGGAGACAAATAATGTTTGATGCGAATAGCCGCCTTCCGCTGGTTGGCACAGTCGATCCTCAGAGCGCCACCGCTGGTGACTACGCTACTGATGTCGTCGACATGAGTAAGTTTCAAAAGGTTGTGTTCTACATTCTCGTTGGCGCCATGACGACCAACGGTACGCTAGACTTCGTTGTGAAGGGTGACAGTGCTTCTGGTGGGTCGTTTACGACTACAGTCACTGGTAAGGCTATCACTCAATTCACGAAGGCCGGCAGCGACGACAACAAACAAGCTGTCGTGGAAGTGACTGCAGAAGAGTTGGCTGAACAAGGCTTTCGCTATGTTAAGGGCGTCTTGACGACTGCCACCGCCGCTTCTATCGTCGCGGTTGCTGTTGTTGGTGTGGATGCTCGTTACGCGCCTGCTGACGATCTTGCTTCGGTTGACGAAGTTGTAGCCTAAGAAGGAGGGAGCCTCATGGTACGCATTGTTGCAACACGTTACTTAGCTGGACTTGATTACTCGATTAAGCCTGGCGACGTAATCAATGAGGCTCCCTTCAACTTGCCTGAAGATGTTTTGACAGACTTCATCAACAAGGGTCAAGCAACGGCCATTGCAGTTCAGGTAGTTGAAGAGAGTCCTAAGCCAGAAGAGTACGATGTACTTGTACTCGATGAAGATGGTGAAGAGGTTATGAACCTCGCGGATGAAGACGAAGAGGAAGAAGGCGAAGAATAATGTATTGCACGCTGGATGAACTCAAACTCTACCTCAGCATTGGGAGTGAAGTTGAAGGAGACGATGCGCTTCTCACTAGTTTCATTTTGACGGCTCAAAAGCTTATCGAAACAAAAACTACGCGTCGTTTTGAGTCATCCACGACATCGACGCGGTACTTTGATGCAGATAGTAACACAGATCGCAAACGGCAGCTTTTCTTTGACGACGACATTTGTTCTATTACGTCAATCGTAAATGGTGATGGTTTGACGGTCAGCGTTTCCGACTACACTACACGGCCTCGTCATGAAACGCCATACCATTCGATTCGTCTCAAGGATGATGCAGACATTGATTGGACGTACACGGACACCCCGGAGGACGCTATTGAGGTCACTGGACATTGGGCCTACTCAATCACACCGCCAACCGATGTCAAGCATGCATGCTTACGCTTAGCCTCTTTCTTCTATCGTCAAAAGGATAACGCTACCGACATTGATCGCCCTCTTGTTGGAGACGGTGTTATGGTTATGCCAGTTAAGTTGCCTTCCGATGTAGAAGCAATGCTGAAGCCATACACGAGGTTGGTGCAATGAACAAAAGCAGAGTTCTTGAAAGTTACAATGCTTTAGCCGCAATGGAGCTCACAATTGACGGTGTTGCCGTGAAGGGTATCGCTCCAGAAGATTTGCCAAACGCTATCGTTACTGCTGTCTTGCCTGTTCGCCTTTTGACGCCAATCAGCCGCTTCTCTGGTCAAGTTGGAAACACAGGGACAACCTGGAATGTGTCTTATGGTTCTGGCGTCAACAGAGTTGATTGGCAAATCACTGAGCTGTTTCTTTGGGAAGCAGTCAACCAGAATGTCGGTATTAAAGCAATGTCAGGGCCACTGATTAAGTATTGCACGAACTACCTTGAAGTTTTGGCTTCTGGTGGTTTGCAGCTTCCTGTAAACTCTGTTGTGACCAACGTTTCGTTTAGGCCAGACGTTATTGAATACCCAATCTTCTCTGGCCATGGGTTTTATGGCGTCATCACAAATATCACTCTAATGGAGAAAATTCCATGACCTTAGCGATTAAGTATGTCGGCAACGGCACATTCATCCACGGTGTACCAGCTAGGAACCTCTCTGAAGCTGAGTACAAAATTTATAAGAAAGCTATCAAGGCAGCTGAAAAGGCTGCTGGTATTGTTTTGTATGAGGCCACAGAAGAGGCCACGTCAGAACAAACAGAAGGAGAACAAAACTAATGGCTTACGGTACCTTCACCTACAACAAGGTTCAGATTGGTCGTGAGACTACACCAGGCACTTCTGTAAATGCTACAAAGATCTGGCGTGGTAAAGCTGCAATGATTGAAGACGACCGCAATATTAAGGTCGTTGAAGAGGAAGTTGGGTTGCTCGTTCCTGCAGAGCGTTCCTACATTGCGTCCGTGATTGGGCACATGAACTTCCCTCAAACTGAACTTACTTTTGAACAGTTTCCTCACATTTTGGAAGCAGGCATTGAAACTGTGACGCCGTCTGGTTCGGGCACATACACTTACGCTTATGCATTCCCTACTGACACCACACAGCCTGCAATCAAAACGTACACAATCGAAGCTGGTAACGCTCTAGTGTCTGGCGACCAACACGAACTCGCTTACTCTTTTGTGCGCGAGTTTGAGCTTAATGGTCAAAAGCAAGAGGCGTGGATGCTTACGTCTGGATGGGATGGACGGCAAGCAAATCAAGCTTCAATGACCTCACTCACCACACTCGAAGCTGTCGAGGAAGCTAACTTCCAAAACACTTCTCTCTTCATCGATGCTACTGGCGGTACTGTTGGGACAACTCAGAAGACAGGCATTCTTTTGTCTGCACGCCTTCGCTTCCGAACTGGCCTCGTCCCTCTGTTTACTGCCGATGGCCAACTGTACTTCGTGGCTTACAAGCGCACTCGTCCATCACTTGATTTTTCAATCAAGATGGAACTGGAAAGTGGCTCTACTGTTGCTGCTGAGCGCGCCATTTACAAGTCACAAGCAGTTCGTTTGTTCAAACTCGGCATCACGGGAAGTAGCTCGAAGGCGATTGACATTCGTTGGGCTGGTAAGTATGATTCGATTAGTGACTACGAAAACGATGACGACAATACGGTCGTAACGTTCAATGGTCACGGCGTCTACAGCCAAACGGATTCGTTGTTCGCTGAGATTGATGTAATCAACACCCTGTCAACCCTGGCTTAATGAAACGGAGGCACAATGTCTTTTTATACTGAGATTGTTGAAACTGTTCAGATCGATAACGAAAATGCAATCACACTCAAAGCGCCAACTTACGGTGTGGTACAAGACATTCAAAGCAAATCTATGGCGGTCTCTTTTGGCCAAGATGGTAAAGGCCAGGCTGACCTGGACATCACGAAGATGGAGCAGCTAACTGTTCATGCATGTGTTGTGTCGTGGAGTGGGCCTGGCTTTGAAGGACGTCCTGTGAGTCCTGAGAATATTGACGCCTTGCCCGCTTATGTTATCGAATCGATCAAGCCAACTATCGATCGACTGACTTCGCCCATGAAGAACAAGACAAAAAAAAGCTAAGTAAGGCCTATGAAGAGTCTATTGTTCACGGCTTAAAAGTTATCGATCCAGGTCGTTTTAGCAAAGAGTTCTATATTATGGAAGAGATGGGGTGGTCTTGGCGTGACATTGAGACTACCCCATTTGTCGTTCTCGACGAAGTTTATGAGAGACTCGTGCTGAGAGCTAAGTGGGCAAAAATTAAGAAAGAGATGGAAGACAATGTCAACTCTCAGTTTGGTAGTTAGTGCAAAAGATCGAAGCTCACAGACTATTGCCGCAGTTGAGTCGAAGATCGATTCATTAAACGAAAAAGTTTCATCTGTATCCGACCGCATGAAGTCACTCGGCGATGGAATGCAGAGTGTCGGTACTAAGATGTCTGCAGGTATTAGTTTGCCAATTCTTGGCATTGGTATGGCAGCCATTAAAGCTGCCGCAGACCAAGAACAACTTCAAATCGCATTCACGACAATGCTCGGATCTGGTGAGAAGGCGCAAAAGATGCTCGATGACCTTGCGCGTTTCTCTGCCGAGACTCCTTTTGAGATGCCTCAGGTACAAGCTGCGGCTAAGCAACTTCTTGCGTTTGGCATCTCTGCAGATGATATCGAACCTACGCTTCGTCAGCTTGGCGACGTCGCTGCTGGTGTTGGTGCTCCAATTGGCGACTTGGCTTACCTGTTCGGCACTGCTTCAGCTTCAGGTCGTTTAATGACTGCCGACATCAATCAGTTCGCCACACGCGGTATTCCTATCATTGACTCTCTCGCTACTGTTTTGGGTGTATCTACAACGAAAATTCGTGACATGGCAGCTGAAGGCTTAATCACCTCAGACCACATGAAGCAAGCTTTTGCGGTAATGACAGCCGATGGGTCAAAGTTTGGCGGTATGATGGCTGCGCAAAGCGCCTCATTGCTTGGTATGTGGTCTACACTGAAGGACAACTTAACGATTACGCTTCAGCAAGTTGGTACGGAACTTGTTAAAGCTCTTGACTTGAACACAATCGTTTCTAATGCACTCGAAAAAGTTGGTGAGTTGCGTGTAAAGTTTGTCGAGTTCATTCAGGTCAATCCAGAACTTACAAAAATGGGCTTACTTATTGCTGGCGTTGCTGCTGCAGTTGGTCCACTTTTGGTAGGCCTTGGCTTCGTCGTGTCTAACGTCGCTTCACTTGGTCCTGTCATCGCTGCGCTTACTGGGCCAATGGGCCTCGTTGTTGTTGGCGTCGCTGCTCTCGCTGCGGCATTTGTCACAGACTTTGGTGGTATCCGCACAATCACGATGCAAGTAGCGGAGAACTTCGAAGACCTCTGGACTGCAGCAAAATGGATCTGGGAAGGTAAGGGCGACAACGTCGACTGGTGGTGGGATATCGTCGAAGTGTTTGGCATGACTGGCCAAGCATCTGTAGACGCTGGATATGCCCTGTTTGAGATGGGCGCTCAAGCATCAGCGGCAATCACAAGCATGAAAGGACTCGTTAGTGACGGCCTTGCTGCAGTTCCTACAGCGTTGCAGGCCATCTCAGAAGGAGCTTCGTCTCTTTGGACGATGCTTGGCCCAACGATTGAGAACATCAAAGGCGCTTTTGGAACATTCGCTCAAAGCATGGGTGAGAACTTTGGTCCAGGAAGTTCATTCAATGCTGAAATGTTCACTAAGCTTCAGACGGTGTTTTCTAACCTTCAAAACACATTCACCACTTTGCAACCAACACTTATTGGTGTAGGGGCAGTCTTGGGCGGCATCGTTGTGTTGGCCTTGAATACTTTTGCTGCTGCCGTAGCTAACATTGCGGATGTGGCTATGCCAGTACTCGATCAAATTGTGTCTACGCTCGAACTTGTGTCTGGCGCCATCAGTGGCATTGCGCAAGTCGCAGTTGGTGTGTCCACTGGCGATTGGAGTTTGGCATGGACTGGTATGCAAACAATCTTCACGAGCTTCTATACTTACTTTACATCGACTGCGGATAACATCAAAGCTGTCATGGCTGCGCTTGTTACTTTTGCATCAGAGTCTCTTACTGGAACACTTGAAGCGCTTGGTGTAGACACTACTGGCATCGTGACTGCAACTGAAAGTCTCGTTGGATTTATCAAAGGCTTTACTTGGCCTGAATGGCCTGGAGCTCCTGAGTTCATCACAAACTTACTTGCATGGGTATGGCCTGAGCTTCCTGCTCTCATATCCTCTCTTTTGAAGTGGGCGTGGCCGCAACTTCCAGGCGTCGTAAAAGACCTCATTGACTGGGAATGGCCAGGTATGCCTGAGTGGATTGACAATCTGTTCAATTGGAGTTGGCCTAAACTTCCAGCACTTCCTACTTGGCTTGGAGGTACTGGTCAGGCTTTGGGCACAGGCTTCCTTCAGCGCGGTGGTCCTACGCTCGTAGGTGAGAATGGGCCAGAAATGGTTGCTCTTCCAAGAGGTACGGAAGTTATCAATAACCGTGACTTACAACGAATGAACAACAATGGCACTGGTGGCATTACAATTGGTGCTATCAACATTACAACTGCGTCGTCGAATCCAGTTCAACTTGCTAACGAAGTAATCCAAGAGATCAACCGACGCTCACGCAGGTAAGAAGAAGGATATAATCAAACTATGAATGTTTTGTTAATTGCTCCACGTACAAATCTTTTGTATGCGGAAGAAGAAGTACAATCAATCATGAGAAGCGGATTAGAAGTGACGCCGCTGATCGGCAATGTTACTCACATCGACGTACTTCGAGAAGTGGAAAAGTCTTATGACGTGCTTTGGCTATGCACTCACGGCACTGAAGATGGCATTGAACTAAGTGATGGAATTTTGAATGTTTCTTTACTCGTCGCGCTTGTAAGAGGAAAATTCAATCTTATCGTTTTGAATACATGCGTTAGCTGGAAGGTTGCGCAAATGATTCAAAACGAAACGTCAGCTGAAGTGATTGCCATGGTTATTGAGGTACTTGACGAGGAAGCTTTTCAAACTGGCACGATATTCGCAAGAGAGCTTGCAAGGGTATCGAACTCTGAAACGGCTTATTACAAAGCACGACCTGGTAACAATAGGACTTATATTAGACTAGCAGGTCGAACGGTGGTTAACGAAAAACCAAATAGTGGCGTTGACGAAGCTGCTTTTCATGAACTTCAGATGGCAATCTTCGGCAACTCTAAGATCAATTTCATGGGCATAATGAATGAATTAAGAGAGATTCGCAGAATTGTCGATGATTTGTCTTCAAAAATGGTCTCTATGCAACAGGATGGGATGGAGCGTGCAGAGATCATTACTGAAGTCAAAGACGAGGTTACAGAGCTTAAGAAGAAGATCAATCAACTCGATAGCACTTTTGGATGGAAGTTGCATCCAGTGTTGATTGGTCTCGTAGGCATTTTTGGCTCTGTCCTCGTTGTTGGTGAACTCATCAGACTTTTGGCATACTTCTTCTAAAAGGAGGCTGAACCTTATGGCTTATTTTCATGCCATTAAGTTAACATTTGGAAGTACCGACTACGACTTGATGAGCGCCAACGTTGTCGTGACTGATTACGAAATGCGCTCATCTGAAGCTAATATGGTTCAGCCTACGAAGGAGAATCCGTATGGGTATGGGCGTGTTACTGAGAGTTACAGACTCTTCATCGAGGATTCAACTCAAGCGGCCGCACTGACTCGTTATGAAAACCTTGAACGCTTCCTTCAAGAGGCCGTGAATCAACAACGTGAGTTCGTCAACACGAAGCTGCGCATCAACTTTCAACTCAGTCCTGATGCTGGCTTTTGGAGTAGTCCAGTGACAGCCTACAATCTTGTTCCTGCGAAAGGCTTTCTTACTTCAATTCCACAGGGCAAGATTGAGGCTGAGCTTCAACTTACGCGTGAGTTTTACATTGAATACGCTCGCACTCAACTCAGTCTTACGAGTGCTACAGCTGGTCCAGCAACGAAGGTGCGCATCAACAATTCGCATCAAAATTACGCATACACTTCGTCTACCGCTGTTATTGGGACGCTTCCAGCGCCTGCCCTCACGAGGGTATACAACGCTAGCGGTAGTAACATCTCGATGAAGAATGTGTACATTGGTGTCAATGCAAATCAGAATCCTACAGCACTTCAGCACATCTTTCAGGGTGAAGATGTTTTGGCGTTTAGTGGCCTCTCTGACCAATCTGATGCAACTTCGAGTGGTGGATACTACGAAAGAAACGCCTATACGGCCGGTAGTGGAGCATACTTTGCTTGGACACCAAGCACTGCAGTTTTGAACGCAATGGCAGGCAATATGTTCCGTGTCTTCGCTAAGTTCAAAAACGCACCTCCAGCTGACTTGTTTTTGAGAATGGGTGTGGGCACCTACGTGAGCCCACTCTACTTGCCTGTGTGGGAGAATCCTGAAGTTTTGAATGTAGCTGGGCGTCAGTTGTTCGACTTTGGTTCGATGCGAATCCCGCATGGAAACTTCACAAACGATATCAACTATTCCGCTGGGTTCCACATCACGTCACGGCCAGTGAATAGCGGCAACTTAGACCTTGACTTTGTGTGTCTTATGCCGGCAAGTGGTGTTCGCCATCTTTATCAAGTGCCATCACTTAACACACCAAACAACGATTATG